ATTCTGAAGTATGCTTCTCGTTACGATAAGAAGGGTTGTGCCCGTCGTGACATTATGAAGATTCTACACTATGCAGTTCTACTCATGAACTTCAATGATAAGAATGCTGTTCGTGAAACTTACAATCAGTAATTATGAAACTAAAAGAACAAACTATGAAATTATCTGACAATACTCTCGCAATTCTTAAAAACTTTGCTGGAATCAACAATTCTATTCTTGTAAAACAGGGTAATAAACTTCGTACTATTTCTGTTGCAAAGAACATTCTTGCTGAGGCAGAGATTTTAGAAGAGTTTCCTCGGGATTTTGCAATTTATGATTTGAATCAATTCTTAAATGGTTTGAGTCTTCATCAAGATCCTGATCTTGACTTTCAGCAAGATAGTTATTTGAGTATCAAAGAGGGCAAACGTCGAGTAAAGTATTTCTTTGCTGACCCAAACGTAATCATTGCTCCACCAGAAAAAGAGATTAATCTACCATCTAAAGACATTTGTTTTCAGATGGACAGTGTAACTCTCGAAAAACTTTTGAAGGCAGCAGCAGTTTATCAACTTCCTGATCTTTCTGCTATTGGTGAGGCAGGTGTTATTAAACTGGTTGTCCGTGATAAGAAAAATGATACCTCTAATGAGTATGCTATTGTAGTTGGTGAGACTGATAAAGAGTTTACTTTCAACTTTAAAGTTGAAAACATCAAGATCATTCCTGGTCCTTATGATGTAATAGTATCCTCTAAACTTCTGTCTCAATTTACTAATAGTAAATATAATCTTACATATTATATTGCTTTGGAACCAGATTCTAATTTTAATTGATGAGACATATTTTATTCACTCTTAAAGAATGTCCCTCTGAACTTCTTGATGATGAAGGGTGGATCAGAGATACTGTTTATATGGCATCTAAAGAATGCAACTCTACTCTGCTTGCTTTGAACTCTCACAAGTTTCAACCTCAAGGTGTAACTTGTGTTGCAATGCTTGCTGAATCTCATATCAGCATTCACACTTGGCCTGAGTTGGGTATGGCAGTATGTGATATCTTCACCTGCGGGGATCACACAGATCCTCAAAAGGGTGTAGAATGGATGAAGCGAGAACTGAAATCTCGTGATATTGTTAGTCAAGAGTTTATTCGACCAATCGAATAGTTATGAGTGAAGTTAATTTTAAAAAACATAGAGTATTTCGTGAAACTGATTCTGTCATCTTTTATGATATTTCAGTAGAAAACTCCAATGCATCTGACCTGGTTGTCCATACTGGACCCGCCACCTCACCCCCAAATGATGTTATTGGTGCAAAACAGTTTTACATTCACTATCATCAGGTGGATCATAATCGTGTTCTATCTGGCATGAGAACATTTGAACTTGTAAACCCTGAGTGGAAGTATCCCTATCATATTGTTCATCTCAATCGTTCTTCTGGTGCTCTTGTAGTTCCGATTGGTACTTATCATCGTAGCATTTCTGGTGAAGATGGTTCTATTGTCATCAACCAGGCAATTCGTGATGATGAGTTTGACCCAGAGAAAGAATTTGTCCCAGTTTCTGCTGGACAAAACGCAGACTTGTATCGTATACTGGCACATGAAAAACCAGTGATTCACACTATTGGCGAGTAATTTATTATGAGTGATTTTATTTGGGTAGAACGTTATCGACCTAAAACTATCGAAGAATGTATTCTTCCAGATGCCACGAAAGAAATGTTTCGTGAGTTTTTGAAGAGAGGTGAGATTCCCAATATGCTTCTTGCTGGTCCTCCTGGTATTGGAAAGACCACAGTTGCTAAGGCACTTTGTAACGAACTTGGAGTAGATGTATATGTCATCAATGGATCCGACGAAGGTAGATTCCTCGATACTGTCAGAAACAATGCGAAAAACTTTGCTTCGACCGTATCACTTGCGTCAACTGCTAAACACAAAGTTGTCATCATTGACGAAGCAGACAATACGGGGAACGACGTACAACTCCTCCTACGGGCGTTTATTGAGGAATTTGCTGGTAATTGCAGATTCATCTTCACCTGCAATTACAAAAACAAAATCATCGAGCCACTCCACTCAAGATGTGCCGTTGTGGATTTTTCCATTAAAGGTAAAGAGAGGCAAAGTATTGCAGCACAATTCTTCAAACGACTTCAAGAAGTCTTGGTTGCAGAAAGTGTTGAATATGATAACAAGGTCCTGGTAGAATTAATCAATAAGCATTTTCCCGATTGGAGACGTGTACTTAATGAGTGCCAACGATATTCTGTTAGTGGGAGAATTGATTCTGGTATTCTTGCTACTTTTTCTGATGTTGCCGTAAATGATCTCATTAAAAATCTTAAAGAGAAAAACTTTCCAGAAGTTCGGAAGTGGGTGGTATCTAATCTGGATAATGATACTACTGTATTGCTTAGGCGTATTTACGATGCTCTTTATTCATCCCTTGAAAACAATAGCATTCCTGCTGCTGTGCTTGTGCTTGCTAAGTATCAGTATCAGGCGGCATTTGTAGCCGATCAAGAGATAAATATGCTTGCTTGTTTAACCGAATTAATGGTGGAATGTGAATTCAAATGAAAAAGAATCATCAAGTTAAATCTAGAATGTACTATTACTTCTGGGGAGTTTGTACAGTTGCCGTAGTTGTTGGTCAACTTTATGTCGGTGCTGGATATCGTGTTATGGCAGACAGTGTAAATCTTCTTTCTCATACTTTGGTTGGAGAATTAGTTGGAGGGAACGATGGGACTATTAGTCATTGATAAAACTAAACTGGTAGAACCAAAAGTGAAGACCAGTCCAGAAAACGTGAACGAGGCAAATGAAGCACTGTTTCGTGCTAGAATGACGTTGCCTGCTGCTGCAAAGCACTGCGGCATGACTCATAAGGAAATGAAAATGACCTTTCATGAGTATTTGAAGTATCATCCCATTGATTATGTCTGTGAAAACTTTCCCTCTTAAAACCTGTCTTCGTTATCCTGGAGGAAAATCTAAGGCAACTAAGACACTTGCTCCTTGGTTTCCCGAAAACTTTAAAGAATATCGTGAACCATTTATTGGTGGTGGTTCTGTTGCATTTTATGCAACTCAAGCATACCCAGATATTCCTGTATGGATCAATGATAAGTATGTGACACTCTATAATTTTTGGATTCAACTCAGAGACAATGGTGAAGAACTTTCTAATCAATTGAATGCTATTAAGACAAAGGCATCAAATTATCAGACGCAAGACGATAAAGATGCTGCACATAGAGAACTTTTTGATCGGACACGGGATAATATTAACCATCAAGACGGATTGGATCGTGCTATTAGTTTTTTTGTTTTGAATAAGTGTAGTTTCTCTGGTCTTACTGAAAATAGTACCTTTTCTCAGACTGCTGCTCGATCTAATTTTTCCTTTGTTGGAATTGAGAAACTCAAGCAATATTCTCAACTCACTCAAAAGTGGAAAATTACCAATCTTGATTACTCGGAAGTTATGAATGCTCCTGGACAAGATGTATTTGTATTTCTCGATCCTCCATATGATATTAAGGACTTCCTTTATGGAAAGGATCGTGAAATGCATAAGTCATTTGATCATGACAGGTTTGCTGAAGATGTTTATAAGTGTCCTCATAAGTTTATGATTACTTACAATGTAAATGATAGATTGCTGGAACTTTATAAAGATTATTATCTTCGTGAATGGAAACTTCGATATTCTATGGCACATCGTGGAGAGAAAGGTACTGATGAGAATGTAAAGACGGAACTTCTTGTCACTAACTACCCTACGGAAAGGGTGGAGAATAATATCTTGACTCAAATTCTTTTTGACCTGTGACTGAACTCAAAGACTGGCTCAATTCCATCAATCAAACTAAAAAGAATTTGATCGATGAAGATCCTTCACTTGAGAAGGAATATCCTCCTTATATTATCAATCGTTGTTTTTCTGGACATATTGATACATTGATGTTTGCTAATGAACTCAATCAATATCATTTTCTTTCAAAAAAGATGCAGTATGACTTTCTTATAAATATTGTGAGGAAAAAGAAGAGATTTTCTCCCTGGATCCGACAAGATAAAATCAAAGATCTTGATTATGTCAA